GTACATCAATCGCTCCGCCTTTTGGCCAAAATTGTATGCATACACGTATCGATCATGAATGGCCGATTTCACGTAAAACCGTGCCGGTTGAACGGTCCGGAAGAAGGAGCCTCCTTCCTGGCTGAACCGTTCATAGGAATTGTAAAGGAGCGTCGCCGCTGCCAGGGGCTCCGAATAGGAAGTTTGAAAGGCTGGGACCACTTGATATAAATTGGCTTCTGTCGGAATCAGCGACGCATTGGGCCACCACGGAATGGTACAGGGATTCTGGGGAGGCCCCGGTACAAAGGGAGGGGGAGCCGGACCGCACAAATCTCTTGTAAACAAGAACCACGCATTGTACTGGGCTACCTCTGGTCTCTGAAACACCCACATGAGTTCCTTGGTAGGATTGCTATACGGAATGGCGAATCGGACCTCGGTGGATCCTAGTGTTTCTTGAATTGGAATCGCCAGATGCTGTTCCACGGGATAGGTTAGCTCGGCGGTGCGAAAGGCGAGGGCTTCGTACTCTTCCAACGACACGTACTCGATCATAGCGTAGGCGGCGATGGGGTCAAATCGCAGAGGCATCCGAACGCCGTCGATGAGTTCGCCACTGATACCGGTCACGGGAGTGCTAGGATTCATAGAATAGACACGACCTGCCGCCGCCGGATTGGATTTCCAAAAGCGACCTCCCAGGAGATTGTACATGCCCGTTGTGTCTCCATTGCCATTGTATCCCACGGTCCTGGAGTCCACCCTGGCTGCTGTATAAAATAGGCTGTTCAATGCCCGAAAGGTTACGTGAATCCGCACGATTTCGGCATTAAGAGCATCTAACGGAAGAGCGTGACTGCTGACCCCTGGTCGTGAAAACCAAAATGGAATCGGCACTTGAACGGTGGTAGGAGTTGGAGACAACCAGGTCGTGGCGGTGAAGCCGTTCGGAGCACGTTTGATCATCGCATTTTTGGCAATGGCCGATTCTAAGGTTTCATACAATTCATCCTGCATCTCGAGTTGCCGACTATCGAGGGATTCCACAATAGCACCTCCAATTTCTAGTTCAATCTGTTGAATCAGGGCATGTCCCAGACTGTTGGTCCAGCCGTAGACGGGGCCGAGGAAGGTGCCTGGGTTCGTAAGGTTAGTTCCGCCGGCTGCTTGAATCGCACGAAGTTGGACGGCATAGATATCGGGCATTGTCACCACGATTTGAAGTCCGGTTACAAGTTCGGCAATACGGGGAACGGTCAAACTCACACGCTGGCCGAATTGGGGGTCGCCGTCAAAGTTGACACGATTCCATTGGGCGGCCCACCGGGTTGTTTTCCGGAGCACCTTGACAAACTGGGCTATATCAGGGTTTCCACGGGTCGGTTGGAGTCTTGCATCGGCAAGACCGGAACTGATAAGGGTTAAACTTGTTGCTGGAGTAGCAGCCATCCTGCTTCTCCTAATGATTTTGGCTTTAGGGGAACGCCTCTACTTAGTTCTTTGAGAGGGGGTCTGAGGGGATGGGACCCCCCTTACGTTCTGATTTTACGATTCCGAATAGTTCGTCTTCTTTTCCCAGTACTGCCTCCCCTATAATATGCCTTGTCATTGTTCGGAAACATAGAAGCAAAGGCCTTATTAATCGCAGCCTCACTCTTTGCAAGTTTATTAGACTGCCTAGTAAACTCTTTATCCAGTACAACCATATTGGCTGTAGCCTTTGCTTCCATCGGGGCTAGGGCACGTTCCGCACGATCCACCATGACGCACCCATCAATGTATTCATTAATGGCCCTTGCTTCCCTGGGAGACGTGACGAGGGTTCTCTGAGCGATCTTCTTGACAAAATTCAATAATTCGTCGGCCAAATACGCATGTTTTCCAGTTCCAATCCGGGAAATAGCGGCAGATGTCTCACAAACAGCATCATGAACATCAAATCCTGGGACTGATTGATTCCGAACAAGCTGTTCGACTAACCGAAAGGCTTCCTGTACTTCAGGTGATTCGGCCGCTGGATTCTTATTGTAATTTGACTTTCGCTTCGTCCAACGACGATTCCACACGGCTTCATTAATGCCGGTCGGTTCCGGTGCTAATGGATTTTTCAATAGCATCGGATCTTTAAAAAGGGAACGAAACAGGGACATTCTACTAGACCCTTTTATTTTTATTTGATTTTCTGCTTTTTCTGCTTTTTCTGCTCTTTCTTTGTCTGCGACGAGTTCGTTTCTTGGCAGGTTCCGATGAAGCTACGTGATTTAGATTGGCTCGTGTCAATCCATAGGCCGCTAAATTTGCGTTGGTCAATTCCCCTGATTCCTCACTCCCATGGACCCTCATAAACTCTTCCAGATTTGCATTCGATATTTCTGCATCTGCTCCTTCTCCTTCTTCTGCTTCTGCTCCATGCATCCTCATAAATTCTTCCAGATTTGCATTGGATGCTTCTGCAGGGGCGGGGACCGTCATGCGGGCTACCGCACGACTCAACGCATTGGCTCTATGACTCGATTCAGCAACGCTGTTCATCACATTCGATTCATCTATGCGGGCCGTCAGTTGTTCTTCCAATTCACGGGCCTCTCTATCAGACAATCCTCGGTATCGTCTAACAAGTTTTTTAAGATAATTTGTAAGTTCCATTGCCATTTGTTTATGGGGTGTTTCCGTATCAATTCGCCGAATAATGCGAAGTGTTTCCACAAGAACCGGAAGGTAGTCAAAGTCAGGGCGTTGAATATTTCGGTAGAACTCTTGAACCAATTCTACTGCAGTATTTACCAACGGAGAGGAATCACTTGCAGCATTCTGAGTCCGTTTCATCCATCGACGATTCCAATTTGCTTCTGGGATCGTAGTGGCGGATAGGAGAGGGTTTTGATCCAAGAGTGCCGCTTTTCTACTCATAGATCTCCATGCTTTTTGGAAGAAAGAGGCCATCTAGGAAGTATGGAGATTTTATCTTCTTGCTCGAACTGTTTTTTGTCTTCGTGATCGTTTTGTTTTTCGAATAGTAGTTCTTGCTACTGTCGGAGCACTTGCCTCATACCTGGCTACAAGTGCTTGATTTGCTTCTAACTCACGTGTGGTAGTTGTAAGTCGTTGATGTAATTCCCGTATACTCTTACGAAGTCCCTGAAAATTTCGTAACTGTTGGATTCCTTCCAATGTAGATGTATCAAGCCGAGGTGTATCTCTCAAGGTACCTATGGAGACACGAATCATTTGCCGATAGTTTCGTATAAACACTTCTTGCAAAGGGATTCGTCGCAATGTATGGTCATAACGAGTCTTTGAGATTGACTCTACAGATGCTGCAGTAGCAGTAGCAGTAGCAGTCGCAGTCCCTTCATTCTCAACAAGACGAGGAGTCATACCTGACGTAAGAACGCCCGCAGCGGATGCCGCCGCAGACGTTGGCAAGGTCGGGCGAACCGCATTTTCTAATGCACGATTTTGCCCCGTTCTATCTGCTGGCAGTACCGATGCGACGCTATTGGAAATCCCCTCTAACCAATTTACATAGTTGAGTAATTCCTCTTTTAAAATAACATGGGATGTATCTACCGCACGAAGTATAGTTCGAGTGTCTTCAAATCCACGAATAACTCCGGGTGGTAAAATGGGTGTTATTTCTGCCGACTGAATGTGAGTAAACAATCGTGTCTGAAGATCGTCTACCGCTGTAAACAAAGATCTCACAGTAGCATCCGTAGTACCCTTTTCATGAATCTGTGCGTAGCGTGACATGATTTGTCTATCTGTTAATCGTGTCATATTCCCCGTCATATGCGGATGACTCCCTTTAAATTCAGCCCAAGCATTTCCCCATGTGCGGGACATTTCTATTTAGGCCGTATATATTTCCTTCAATGTACGAGCACTGGGATCCGATGCACCTGCGACCCACCGAGGCATCCACATATGAGGAATGACGGTAGCCCATCCACCGTACGCATCTTCAAAAAGACACCGATACCAGGCGGCTTCAATCGTACGAGGGGGATTGTGAAGAAAGTTCATTTGAGAGGCTACCTCTTGGGTTTTCGCATACTCGGCACAGCGAAGATACCAACTATCGTGTGTGGACGATACTCCATCGCTAAAAGCTTCCTTCTTCCGCCACAACACTTCGTGAGGCAAATAGTGATCAGGTTCAAAGGCTTCTCGTAAAATCTGCTTTTCCATTTGAATCCCCTTGCCTGGACGACGATGGCGAGATTCAATGGCAATCCAGGTCGCCACAACATTCTTGTCAAGAAATGGGGTCCGTGCTTCTAATCCGTGTGAGGCCATACTCCGATCCGATCGGAGCACATCAAACAAATGGAGTTCATCCAGCAATCGTTCACATTCCGATTCAAAGGCTTCATCGTTCGGTGCCGCAAAAAAATAGAGATACCCTCCACCAATTTCATCCGATCCATCTCCATTAAACACAACCTTGATATCTGTGTGTTCTTTAATATATTTACCAATCAACCAATTTCCAACGGATGCCCGTACGCTTGTAATATCATAGGACTCAATGTCGTGAACGACCCGTGGAATCGCCGCTAAAAAATCTTCAGGAGTGGATTCAAGATGATGATGAATGGATCCGATGTGTGCGGCAACAGCTTCCGCATAGACACGATCCGTGGATCCTGGCAATCCAATTGTAAAGGTGTGAAGACGTTTTCCTTCCTTGGCAAGTTCTCTTGCGGCGATCGCCGCAATCAGACTTGAATCAACGCCTCCTGACAACAGGGCTCCAATTGGACGATCACTCAAGAGTCGCTTTTTCACCGCCGTCATCAACGAGGTTCGTAAGGCGTCCTTGGCAACATCCCTATCGGTAAAGGCCGCCAACTTGACGTGAGGCACCGTATGATATCTCTGAGTTTCCAACAATTCACCTGTGAATGCGTATTGACGCCAGGTGCCGGGTGGAAAGGGTTTCACCTGCGTCGTGCCGACGGGGAGACCCTTGAGTTCCGACGACCAGACCGTCGCATGGCTTCCGTCCTCATGGACAAGGACTCCCTCAAACAGGGGGCGAACTCCGTAGGGATCTCTCGCCACGAGGACTGTCTGCTTTGCTGCGTCCACAAGGATAAACGCAAACACGCCGTCGAGTGTGCGACAGAGTTCGGTCGGTGTCAGATGGGCGGCAAGGGCGGGGAGAATCACACAATCACTCGTTCCAGGCGGGAGCGGAATGCCCCATCGAGTCGCAAGCTCCTTGTAATTGTAGAGTTCGCCATTACAGACCACTGTCCTACTGCCGTCATGAATAGGTTGATGTCCTGCAGGGGTGAGTCCGTTGATAGCCAGTCGTGTAAATCCGAGCGTGATGCCGGAGAGGTCTTCGACCGCCGTATATTCGGGTCCCCGTGCTTCAATCCGCTGGACGCAGGCACGTCGCTCCGCCGCCGTAAGTCGAGAACGACCTAACAATCCCCAAATCCCGCACATGTCTTTACGGGGCGGGGATTTCGGTAAGGCGATTACAACGAAGGGGGACGCCAAATAAAAAACCCCGCCTCGGTTTTTTATTTTTCTATTTTTGATTTATTGATTTTTTGATTTCTGGACGTTTGTTTCTATTATGCTGTAAGTGTGTTTGCAGAAGAGTTTGCGGTCATAGACTGGAGCCAACTATCGAGATGCCAGCGAACATCGGACCAGACTCGGACAGGGCGTGCCGCCGGCACGAAGGGCTTGCCTGCTGCGAGGGCCGCCTCACGAAGATCCCAGTTGAGCATGTGGAGACGGAGGGGTACATCGAGCGTGTTGAGATAACTCTGGACAAATTCCCAGGTGAGTCGCTCCCCAGTAGCCGCACGATGAGCCTTGAACAAGTTGTGGAGTCCAAAGAAGACATTGGTGCCGAGGGCGGGAACCGCAGTCTTGAACTTGAGAGGGATATCCGCCATGGCCACCGTGCGGCGGAAGAAGATATCCCCGTAGAGTTGGAACAACTGATGCCCAATGTGCTGCCACTCGGTAATCACACCGTAGGCCGCCTCCTGCTCCTCGGGATAGTAGAAGAGGTAGTGGTCGAGCAAGCCCTGAGCCCACAAGTTCATCCAGTGATAGTCCAGACGAGAAGAATCCCCACGAAGAGCCCGCACCTCCGTGTAGAAAGGATCCTCTATCGCCCACTGCTGGCCCGTGATTGTATTCTTGTAGACAAATCCACGAGTACTGGGATAGAGGGTGGCAGGCGTGCGAGCGGGGAAGACGGCTGCCGCAGGAGCCACAGGGGCTACTCCATAGACCGTAGCGGGAGACTGATAGACAAGGAACCCGTTGGGCTGTGTCGTGACAATCTGGACGCAAACGGCCTTGGCAACTCCAAATGGAACCACCACACGATTCTCAGGATGCTGAAGCATGAAGGTGTAGGAGGTGTAGGGGATTGTAGGTT